GACTGCTTACAGTTCTTTGTTATCTTATTCATATGATCTAATGGCATCTATATTTAAGATTACCCGGAAAATCTCTAACAAGAGGTTTTGTAATTTTTGCCCCTTTATCATCATATGATCTATAAAGGGCCATTTATAGGTAGTACCTATAAGGTAAACCTTCCACCTAAGTTCGAAGGTCCAAGATAAAACCAAATTAAGAGTCTATTTTATAAAATAATTTAATGAATAGAAACTTATATAACATAACAGTTAAGCTATGTAATATAATCTATCCAACTCTTAATCCAGTAGATTATCTGAACCCCTATTTTAAATTATTAAATAATCTTTTAGATAATCAAGGTCTTATTAAGACAGTGAAATACCTAAAAGCTTGTAGATTACATTGTACTAGGTACATATGTGGATCTCCATTATTATTTAATAAACTTAAGATAGGTTTAGATACCGAGGGGTGACCAAAACAATTAAGTTTTCTTAAACCTTTAACTCAAGGTTCTCTTGAAGAAAAGAAGTTATTAATGACTATCTTAACTTTAAGTAGAACTCTTGAAGCTAAAGGTAAAGAAAAACTTAAAATCAAACCCGATTACGATTCTATAACGAAACCAAGTAAAGTATTAAAAATAATACCTACTGGTTTTATTAAAGAGTTCGTAAGGACCTATAATCTTAAGATGTCAAAACCTGAATTTGATATAAAATCAATTTATATATCAAACAAGGCAGGACCAAATGGAAAAGCAACAAAGACTGCTTACAGTTCTTTGTTATCTTATTCATATGATCTAATGGCATCTATATTTAAGATTACAGACCAAAAGGGTATTGATTATTTCCAAGATCAATATAACTATGCTTGAGAGAAGGGTTTCCCTTCTCAAAAGCTAGGTAAACTTTCATTTATTTATGATCCTGAATGTAAATTGAGAATAGTTGCTATAGTTGATTACTATACACAACTTTTTCTTAAACCTATACATGAAAAGATTTTTAGTAAACTAAATAATCTTCCATGTGATAGGACATTTACACAGGATCCAACAAATAAATGAAAGGATGATGGAAATATGTTTTGATCTATAGACCTGTCATCAGCTACTGATAGATTTCCGATTTCATTACAAAGACGTCTTCTAGAGATAGCAATATCTAAAGAAGTTGCCGATGGATGAAATCATATTCTATCAACAAGAAAATTTGAAACTCCAGAAGGTAATCTTATTTCTTACGAAGTAGGACAACCTATGGGTTCATATTCTTCTTGAGCTGCCTTTACACTAACACACCACTTAGTTGTGCACTGATGTGCCAAACTAAATGGTATAAATAATTTTTCAGATTATATACTTCTTGGTGATGATATCGTTATAAAAAACGATAAAGTTGCCAAAACTTATATGAAATGAATGAATTATTTAGGTGTTGAACTATCTGATAGTAAGACACATGTATCAAAAGATACATATGAATTTGCTAAAAGATGGTTTAGTAAAGGGAAAGAAATTACTGGATTGCCTATGAGAGGAATTGTTAATAATATTAACAATCCTTTCATAGTAATGGTAAATCTCTATGACTTTTATAAAGTTAAAGGGAATTACATTAGTTCTTGTAAGAACCTTCCATGTATTCTTTCTTCTCTTTACAGAGGTCTAAGTTTTAAATTATCAAAGAAATTTGATAATAGAAAATTTAGAATGAAGATCTATACTTTCCATAAATCACTTGATTATTCATTTGGTTATTCAACATATGATTCTCTTAGAGAATTATTATGTTTGAATATACAAAATGAACAATTTATGATCCCAAACGACCAATTAATTCGTACTACGTACGATGAGGTTATAGGTTTGGGTATGGGAAGCTCCGTTCAAGATAGTTTATTTGCTTTGCAAGATTTAGCACAAAAGGTTATAAATGGTAAAACCATTTATAATCTTGAAGATGCTAATGAGCTTAACAAATATCCTATCTTTAAAGGAATTGTTAACTATATTAATAATTATATAGACAATGTCAGTAAATGAGAAATAAACTCTCTCAATTACAGAGACAAGTCTAAAGAATTATTAATGTTAAATGTTGACCATGTATTGGGTAAGGAGAGAAATAAAACTCTCGAGTTACTTAATACAGGGAAGATATTTAACCTTGGTTTTAGAAAAATAAACGAAACTGATGAAATAATGTATGGTTCTTCAATTGGAGAATCAACATATTCATACAATTTCGATTTAAGTAATTACTTATTTTCTAATATCAAGAATAATTCATCTATGTATCTCTCTAGATTAAAAGAAATTGAACAAGG